CCAGCCTTTATCTCCCCGACACGCTCCGAGATTCACCAAGACAGTCCGTTTACAGCCAGACCAGTCCAGAATTAACCCGATGGCAGCCAAACGCTCCAAAGCCCTACGAGGGGCAACCAAACCAAGGCTTCAATCGATACCTCTCAAGGGCAAGAACAAGCTGCAAGATGTAAAGGATCTCTGCGACATAATCGGCATGCCTTTATTGCCGTGGCAGGAGTATGTTCTCAAGGACATGCTGACCGTGGACAAGAATGATATGTGGGTGCGCAAGACTAATTTATGTTTAGCAGCGCGCCAGAATGGCAAGACTCACCTAGTTCGAATGTTGATACTAGGACACCTTATTAAGTGGGATAGCCGTAATATTCTTATCATGTCATCGAATAGATCGATGGCACTCGACACCTTCCGACAAGTAGCTCAAGTATTGGAGAGCAATGACCACCTCAAAGGATTCGTTAAACAGATCAGGTACGCCAACGGTACAGAGTCTATTGAGATGCTTGACGGAAGAAGGCTTGATGTTGTTGCAGCAACTAGAGATGGATCTCGAGGCAGAACTGCAGACTTTCTCTTTATTGACGAGCTCCGAGAGATCAACGAAGAGGGCTTTCGAGCCGCTATCCCTACGACTAGAGCTCGCCCAAACTCTCAGACGCTACTTACCTCAAACGCAGGAGATGCTTTCTCGACTGTCCTCAATGGAATGAGAGAACGAGCATTAGAGAACCCACCTAAGTCTTTCGGATTCTATGAATACTCTGCTCCACAATATTGCAAGATAACTGACCGAGCAGCTTGGGCGATGGCAAACCCAGCACTTGGCTACACGATAAGCGAGGAAGCCCTTGAAGAAGCTGTTGCGACAAGCCCGATTGAAAATACTAGAACTGAGCTGTTATGTCAATGGATTGATTCTTTATCCAGTCCGTGGGCTCATGGAGTTCTTGAGGACACCTCAGACGCCTCGCTCACGATTCCGCCAGGTGGCTATACAGTCTTTGCTTTCGATGTATCTCCATCTCGCCGCAATGCGAGCCTCGTTGCTGGTCAGATATTGCCTGATGGTCGAATCGGAGTTGGCATACTTCAAACATGGGAAAGCCAAATCTCAGTCGATGATCTTAAGATTGCTGCGGAGATAAAGGCTCACGCTGACTTATACAGACCGCGCCAAATCTGCTTTGACAAGTACACCAGCCAATCAATAGCAGACCGCCTTGCTAACGCTGGTCAAATGGTTGTCGATATATCCGGTGCTGCCTTTTACCAAGCCTGTACCGATCTAAATGATGCTCTTAATGCTCATCGCCTAGTTCATGCCGGTCAAGAGAACTGGATTCAGCAGATGAACAACTGCGCAGCTAAGACTAATGACTCTTCATGGCGCATTGTTAAACGCAAAAGTGCTGGAGATGTATCGGGTGCAATCTCAACAGCGATGGTTGTACACATGCTAAATAAACCACAACAGGTAGCGGCTATTTACTCGGAATGACCTACATGTAGTGTATAATTGACCGCTATGGGTCTCTTCTCGCGTAAGCCGCAAATTCTTGAAGCTCAAGCCGCGCCTCATATCATGGGCGACAATCTAAATTCAATTTACAGCTTCACCTTCCCAGTTATCTCCCGCCGCGATGCCATGAGCGTTCCAGCTCTTAAAAGATGCCGCGATCTACTTTGCACAGTTGGCACAATTCCCTTGGAGTATAAGAAGAAGTCCACGGGCGAGAAAATTGCAGCACCTCGATGGGTATCACAGCTTTCTAAATCACAGCCACAGTTTGTCACAATAAGCTGGTTGGTCGATAGCCTCATGATGTATGGTCAGGCTTTTCTAGAAATTGTCGAGGTTTATCAGGAAGACAATCGAGGCGCTTCGTTTGAATGGGTATCCAACACACGCGTTACCTTTGATTTAGATGTTCATAATGTATATGTAACCCAGTATTATGTTGATGGCTCACCTCGCCCAATGTCAGGTTTAGGATCATTAGTAACATTCCAAGCCTTTAATGAAGGCATACTTAATGTCGGCGCTCGAACAATTCAAGCAGCGATTGATGTTAATAAAGCCGCTGCGATAGCTGCATCAACGCCAATGGCATCTGGAATACTTAAAAACACAGGCGCAGACTTACCACCTGCCGAGGTCTCTGGACTCCTTGCAGCTTGGAAACGCAGCCGTCAAAATAACTCTACTGCTTACCTCACTAGCACTCTTGAGTTCCAAGGCACACAGTTCTCACCAAAAGACATGCTTTACAACGAGGCAATTCAGAACCTTGCAACAGAAATTGCAAGATTATGCGGAGTTCCGGCTTACTATGTATCTGCCGATCAGAATACTTCTATGACTTATTCCAACATTCTTGATGAGCGTAAGCAATTGGTAGCCTTAGCGTTCCAGCCGTACATATCCGCAATCGAAACCCGTTTGAGTATGAATGATATTTCTACCGATGGGCATTTAGTCAAGTTTGATTTAGATTCCTCATTCTTGCGTGTCGAGCCTATGGAGCGTTTGCTAGTGCTAGAGAAGATGCTATCTCTTGGCTTAATTACAACTGAACAGGCAATGGAAATGGAAGATTTAACCCCTAACGGAAGCGAAGGCTAATATGGAAACTTTGTATATTGAGGCTGCCTCTATTGAGTGCAGCGAAGAGCGCCGCGAAATCTCAGGCAAGATTGTGCCAATGGGAACAGGCGAAGTTGGACAGACCAATCTAGGAGCGTACACATTCGCTGCTGGCTCGATTGAAATACCAGATCCATCAAAGATTAAGTTGCTATCACAACACGACATGAAGAAGCCAGTAGGTCGCATGACTTCTTCCGAGGTTCGTGAAGATGGCATTTATGCAACCTTTAAGCTGAGCCGCAGCCAAGCAGGTTCTGATGCGATGATCATGGCAAGCGAAGGGCTGGTTTCAGGCTTGAGCATCGGGGCGGAAATTATTGCATCAGCACCATCGCGTGATGGTCACACAGTCGTTACAGCGGCTAAGTTAAAAGAAGTTTCTTTAGTCACAGAAGCAGCCTTTAAGTCTGCACAAGTGCTAGAGATCGCAGCAGAGGAAGTTACCCCTGTTGAAACTCCAACTACAGAAAGCGAGACAGCCACCGTGGAAGAAACCACTCCAGCAGTCGAAGCAACACCAGTAGAAGCTGCGGCTGTGGAAGCTGCTCGCCCTACTGTTCAGGCAATGATGTACACCAGCCCAAGAATTGAAGTTACAAAGCGCAATTACTTGGAAAACACACTAAAGGCTAATCTCTTTGGTGATGACGATTCACGTCAATGGCTTCGCGCTGCTGACAACGATCAGACAACAGGTGCAGGATTTATCCCAACACCACAGAGCACACAGCTCCTTAACTTCCTCTCAAACGCTGACCGCCCAATGATTGATTCAATCTCACGCGGTACAATGCCAGAATTTGGAAAAACATTTGAGCTGCCAAAGATTACTGAAGTTCCTCTTGTAGATCAGATTGACGAGAACGCACCTGTCACAGAATCACAGCTTGAGGCTTCATACATTACAGTAACAAAGAAGTCATTTAAGGGTCGTGCTATCACAACTCTTGAACTTCTCACAAACTCAACTCCTGCATTTTTAGACGAGCTTCTTACTCAGATGGAATTTGCTTACGCAAAGGACACAGAAGAGCATGTAACAACAGCTATTCAGGGCGCAGGTACTCTCAACGCAACAGCTCGCGCTAACGATGCTTCAGGACTCCTAGGTTATGTAGCAAGTGCCGCAGCCGCTGTTTATACAGCATCACTTGGATTTGCTCGCAACATCGTAGTAACCCCAGAACAATGGGCTAACATCATGGGCTACAACGATCAAGGTCGCCCAATCTACATTGCTGCTAATCCTCAAAACGCTGGTGGAGCACTTTCACCTACATCTCTACAAGGTAATGTTGCAGGTCTTGACCTTCGCGTTTCTCGATACATGAAGGGTTCTGGCGGAGTTGGCACAGCCGATTATTCAATGGCTGTCATTAACCCAGAGGCTTACACATGGTATGAGGGTGCTCGTCAGCAGCTTCGTACAAACATCAACTCTGACGGAACTGTAGATATTCTACTTTTCGGTCAGGGAGCTCTTGCCACTAAGTTAGCGGCTGGCGCAAACTGGTTTAACTTCACATAAGCAATACCCTAAGTCGCTAGAGGGGGCTGCCAGAGCCCTTGCAGCTCCCTCTAGTCTTTAGAAAGGATAACAATGAGCACAACAACAGTTGCAGAACTTCGCACAGCTCTAGGCGTAGGAACTCTCTACACTGATGCTGTATTGCAGTCTGTCTGCGATGCTGCTGATGATGTCTTGTTGCCTTTTCTATGGAAAAACGTACTTCCAGTATCAGGTCACTCTAATAACGGCACAGCAGGGGTTTTATACTTTAACGATTATGTTAGTGATGTGTTCTATGTCGGACAGACAGTAACCGTCACAGGCTGCGGGTCAAACTTTAATGGATCAAAGACAGTCAATTCTGTAAATGAAAAAAGCATTGACATCACAACTACGCATGCAGCTAATGTCGTTAAGACTTTTCACCCGATTTACCCTTATGGTCAAGTAGCGGCAACTACTTACACAGATTATTCAACCGAGCCAGCAGTACAGGAAGCCAGCCTTATGGTCTGCGTATCAATCTGGACTTCTCGTCAGACTAACTCAGGCAACGGCATGAACCCAGACGGCTCAATCGGCAGCATGTACGCAATGTCTTCGCAGCTCATCGCTCGAGTTCGTGGATTACTTGCCCCATACCTCGATCCCCGTAGCATGATTGGTTGAGCATGCCAGCGATAACAACCCTACGATCTAGCATCGCAGCGGCTCTAGCCGATAACACTAAGTATTCAGTATTTGCGTTTCCACCTGCCACGCCTATTGCCAACTCAGTAATCGTGACTCCTGCTGATCCATACATTGTTCCAAGCAATAACGATTACACATCGATTGCACCAATGGCTAATTTTACAATTACTATCCTTGTTCCGTTGCTAGACAACGAGGGCAACCTTGCTGGAATCGAGACCGACATCTTAAGAGTGTTTCAGCTTCTCGAGGCTTCCAGCATTGTATTTAACGTGGGAAGCGTGAGCGCACCAAGCGTTCTAAGCATCGCTTCTGGAGATTTACTGACTTGCGACATTGCAATCAGTACCCTAACGGAATGGAGTTAAATCATGACCGATTTAGCACAATGGGAAAAAGAGAACGAAGCGTTCCTGATTAAAATCGGTCAGGGCGCTCCAAAGGCAGAAACAAAACCAACTACTAAGAAAGACGAGGAATAACCTAAATGGCAGTATTTCTGAGCAACAACGTAGGCGTGAAGGTTAATTCAGTTGATCTTAGCGACCACGTTACTTCAGTAACTATCAACCGTTCATTCGATGAACTTGAAGTTACAGCAATGGGTGATTCAGGACACAAGTTTGTTAAGGGTCTTGAGGCATCATCTATCACAATCGACTTCTTGAACGACACAGCATCAGCTAACGTTCTTGCAACACTTCAGGCAGCATGGGGAACTAACGTTCCAATTGTGCTTCTACAGGCTAAGGGAACAGCAGTCTCAGCTACTAACCCTCTCTACACAGCAACCTGCCTTGTGAACAACACAACCGATATCAACGGCGCAGTAGGAGATATGTCTACACAGAGCATCACATTTACCGTTTCAGGTACAATCGCTGTTGCAACAACAGGTACATTCTAAACAACAAACTAAGGGGCTAAACATGGCAAAGCTAAAGGTAACAAGGGCTGATAACTCAGTAACAGAGTACGAGATTACTCCACTTATTGAGTACGCCTTCGAGCAATACGCCAAGAAAGGCTTTCACAAGGCGTTGATAGAGGATCAGAAACAATCTGATGTCTATTGGCTCTGCTGGGAAGCAATTAGACGTTCGGGTGAAACAGTCAAACCTTTCGGGGAACAGTTCCTTGAGACTCTCAAGTCAGTTGAGGTCTTAGAGTCTGACCCTTTAGGGTAGATCGGAACTCCCTCACCTATCTCGCAGCTCGACTGAGTTACGAGTATGGAGTTCCCTTCAACACCATTGTCGAATTACCGGCTTTGGCTTTTAAGGCACATATAGAAGTCCTCAGGGATATAGCGAAGGAGCGAAGCGATGCCAGTCGAGCTAGACAACGCCGTAGCTCTTAGGAAAGCCTTAAAGCAATACACTCCAGACTTAGCCAAGGAAACCCAGAAAGAGATCGCTGGACACTTGCGCAAGGTTGTTAATCGTGCGCGTGGGTTCGTACCTTCAGAGTCTCCTCTTAGCGGTTGGGCTAATCCTGTTGGCGAGTGGGAGTATCGAGCCTTTAACGCTGGCATAATTAAAAAGGGCTTAGGTTACTCAACAGCTCCAACTAAGCCTAACAAGCGAGGCTTTAGAAGCCTTGCAACTATCTTTAATAAGTCTGCTTCTGGTGCAATCTACGAGACAGCAGGGCGCAAGAACGCTCAAGGATTACCAGCAGCGCAGCGAGTTAAGAAGTACCGTGGCGGGCAATTCATCACAGAGTGGGAAGGCGGCAGAGATGTCAATAAATCTGCTAACCCTAACGCTGGGCGCCAGTTCATTGCTGCGCTACCGCCTCTAGTAGATAGCCAGCAGTCCAACAGCGCAGGGCGCAGAACTCGCAAGACTAAGGGTCGCCTTTTGTTTAGAGCGTGGGCTGAGGATCAGGGTAGAACCACCGCAGCAGTTGTAGCAGCTATTCAGTCTGCCAATAACAAAGTTATTACCCTAAGCAATGCTCGCGGCGAAAAGACATTTAGAGCAAGGAGCAAAGACTAATGGCAGGTATGACAGATCTAGCAATCCGCATTGCCACTACCTATGATGCTGCTGGGCTTAACAAGGCTGACAAGGGCGTTACTAAGCTCAGTAAGTCAGTCAAGTCATTAGGCAGGGCTTTAGGCTTAACCCTTGGCGCAGCAGCCATGACAGCCTACGGCAAGGCAGCAGTTAAGGCTTTCGCAGCAGATGAAGCAGCAGCCAATAGACTAGCCACAGCAGTAGATAACCTTGGGCTTTCATTCTCTCAGACTAAGGTCACCGAGTTTATTGCGAACCTTGAGAGCAGCGCGGCAATTGCCGATGACATTCTTAGACCGGCGTTTCAGGGTCTATTGACCACTACTGGATCATTAACAAAGTCTCAAGAGCTTCTCAACAATGCAATCCAAATCTCAAGAGCTAGCGGGGTAGATTTAGCTACGGTCGCAACGGATTTAGGCAAAGGCTATGTAGGTATTACTAGAGGCTTGATTAAGTACAACACAGGCTTAACCAGAGCTGAGATTACAACCAAGTCATTTAATGAGATTCTAGGCATCATGCTGGCACGTTCAGCAGGATCAGCACAGGCTTATCTTGAGACAACCTCTTACAAGATGGAAGTCTTGGCAGTAGCTACAGGCAACGCTCAAGAGATAATTGGTGAAGGTCTCATCGATGCTTTCGCTCGCGTAGGCGGCGGTACAGAAGCCAGCG